GCCGAGGCTCTTTCTTGCTTGTCTTGTCACAAACAACCTTGGGATTGAGAGAAATTGAGGAGACAATGTTTCCTTTCACGGTCTGGAAGATCCGCATGGGCGGAGCTGCAGTCGAAAGACTGATCATGGGACTCTTCGGGGGTGTCACAGCTGCTATGGCTGGGACCCTCGGTCAGTTCCTCAATGGGCAGTTCCGCCAGGCGGCTGAGTTCGTTGACTGGGTGAAGAATTCTTCTCCGTGGTTGGGATGGCTGTTGTCGTTCCTCTGCGGGATCTACGTCTGTCTCTACCTGGTGAACCGTGGCCTGCGCTACCGCGCGTACAGGTACTTGAACGTCAACACCGGTCACTTCTACTCTGGAGGTCGCATGTACTTCCGTGCAGATGCTGACGGTCCCCTGTATAGGGTCGACCTGAAGAAGACCAAAGGAACAGACCTCACGGGAAGCCTCCTCTCTCCCGAGTACGACTACACCGCTGTGGGCGGCAGCTTCTTGGGCTTTTCGGAGTCCACGCTGTCGGGTTCCCATCCGGTGAAGCGTATTCCTACCTCCGCTCTCCCCCAGGGGATCGTTGTCCTTTTCGAAGGTGAGACTGTCGCAGGAGTCGGCTGGCGTTATGAGAACACTCTCGTGACTGCTCGCCACCTTGCTGAGAACGCCTCTGAGCTTTGGGTTCAGGGCGCGAAGTCTCGCGTGAGGGTCAACACTTGCTTCTCAACGCCTCCTGTGGAGAAGTACGAGCAGACCGGTGCTGACATCGCAAGCGCTGTTCTTCCCCAGAGTACCTGGTCCCAGATCGGGTCGAAGTCTATGAAGCGCACTCAGCTGTCCACTCGCGGATCCGGAAGGGTCCGTGTGTATGGAGCAGATGCTGAGGGCATCTATGAGAGCTTTGGTGACATGGTCGTCAGCGGCTTGGAGCAGTCCAAGTACGGCACTGTGTCATACAAGGTGAGCACCCTGCCGGGTTTCTCCGGAAGCCCTGTCATTCTTCGCACAGCCACAGGTGGCAACGCCATCGTCGGCATGCACATCTGCGGCGACTACGCAAAGAATGGGCGCAATCACGGTGCTTGTGCTGCTGCACTCTCCCTTCACCTCAACGGGACTATCAGTGCCGGAGTCAAGGTCACAGTTGGAGCTCTCTTGAGCGAGTCATCTGTCTACAGTGACAAGCAAGAGATGTTCTCCCGCTGGGAGGACCTTGAGGACTTCACGCTCAACGACAAAGATGATGTCGTCCGTGATCTCTACCACGACAAAGACCTCTGGGATCGCGAGGATCGCGAGCTCAGGGCCAAGGTCCATGGGTATGATGACGAGGACGACTTCGATGACGACGATGAGCCGGACTATGTCGGCAGGCGTAACGACTCCACTCTTACCAAGAGAAAGTCGACTGGCAGCCTTAACAGGCGTTCCCCTAACGGGGGTGCCAGCCTTGGCAAGAAGAAGACGAAGTTCAGCGAATCAGCCAATGCTCCCGAGGAGCCTGTAGAGGCCCCCGAGGCCCCCAAGGATCCCCGCGCGTTCGAGAAGAGTGATTTTCTCGCGCCGCCCGGGGAGACGATTGATGAGCGCGTGGAGAGACAGGCTCAGGCCGGTCTCACCAAAGAAGGACAGCTCATGAAGGACTATCAGTCCGCAGTTGAGTCTCTCGCACCGCAGCTGGCCCCTGTTCTCACGGGGTTTCTGAAAGGTGAGTGTACGTGGGCAACCACGACCACCACCCGTGGAAACTTCGATCAGCCACAGATCCAGAAGCGTGATGCTACTCATGCGGACATCGATCGTCTCTTCACAAAGCTCTTCAATGGCGACCACACTGCGCTCACTGAGGCCACTGGCTTCACGTATGCCAGTCTCGTCGATGCCCCCCCCAGCCGTGTCCAGGATCCCTTCCAGGAGTTCAGGAACTACAGGGACCACACTAGGTCTCTGATCGAGAGTTCCAAGAAGACTGGAGAGGTCATGGAAGCCGCTGATGGAAGGCCCTTCTTCCGCCACATCGGTAAGTCGAAGGGCGGGAACCCCAAGAAGGCTCGTGTTGCGCCGCTGCGCATCACTGAGGAGGAGAAGGCTCTCCTCGAAGTTTTGGGAGTGGAGGGGGAGTTCGTCTTCCCCCCCAACGATGAGAAGTCCATTCAGAATTCTATGGCTTCACAGGCAAAGAAGCAGACCACTCACCGTGGGTTGCCCCTGATGGAGCTGATGCTGGATTCGTGGACGCGGGCTCTGAATCTCCAGGATGGAGAGAAGCCCGAGCTCAAGTATGGTTCAGCCTGTCTGGAGAAGGTCTTCGCGGGTTTCGACGACACCAGTTCCGGGTGGACCAGAAGGTACCGCAATCTCAGCAAACGTAACTACGTTGCCAAGTACGCGGTGGCCCTGGCCCAGTTGGGTTTTGGTCGTCTTCTCGCGCGCGCCTCGATGATGGACAGCCTCTCTTCCATGACACCGGAAGAGATGGTCCACCTTGGTCTTCGTGACCCGGTGGAGCTATTCGTTAAGGAGGAGCCCCACAACAAGAAGAAGACTGCCACGTCTACGTGGCGCCTCATCTGCAACATTTCTCTGGCCGACTGCCTTGTGCAGGCGTACCTGGGAGATGGCATCAACAAGCAGCAGATCAAGGACTACCAGTCTGGTCAGGTTGTCTCGCACACTTGTGGCATGGGCCACCACGATGAGGGCATCGATCGCCTCGGTTCTCACATCGAGAATCTCTTCCCGAATGGGAGAGTCGTGAGCACCGACGCAAGTGGGTGGGACATGTCCGTCAGCCGTGATGCGATCATGGCCGATGCCATGCGGCGCTGCCTGACGGTGTTCAATTCGTTGGACTCCGAACAGGCGGTAGGCACCGCTATCGGCATCATGGCGGACAAGCTCATCACCAGCTGCCATGTCTTCGTTTCTGGGAAGGATGTGTGGAGTGTGGAGGTCTATGGCATCACTGCCTCTGGCCTCCCCGACACCACTACCCAGAATTCGTTCATGCGGGCTCATGGAGCCATCGTCGCTGGACCTGATTCGGTGGTGTGCGCTGGAGACGATCTCCTCTCCAGCTCTCCCATGGATGAGGATTCCCTGAAAGCTCAGGGGACCATCACCAAGGAGGGCATGGAGGTTTCCAACTGGAAGCTAGGGGACACTGTGTCCTTCACGTCTCACTCTTACAAGAGGAGCGCTGCGGGGAAGTGGACCTGCAAGTTCGAGAACGTCTCCAAGTGCCTTCACAGGCTCCTCCTCACTGGCAATCCCAACTCTGACCAGCTCGGCGGCGTCGCCTTTGCCATGCGCAATGACGACGCCCAGCTGCGACAGCTCGAGGAGCTGTGCAAGGCCAAGGGCTGGGAGTTCCCTCAGAAGGCGGACTGGTCCTGGAATGGCGAGGTCTGCGCCTGAGATGCCAAACGTTTCACCTTAGAGCTGCGTTGTTCGCAAATTGATTTTGACAGTCGAAGAATTATGGCCGACGCCCTGGAGCGCGCCTTAATCCGGCTGCAATTTCGAACTTAATCGCAAATATAAAACTGTGCCAAAGTCCCTCGCACAGGTGTCTGGGCATGAAAACAACACAAACAAAACAACACACTCAGCTGGCCCCTAGATTTGGCCGACGCCCTAGAGCGCGCCATCAAGAGTTAGTTGATGACTCCCAAGCAGCAAAGAGCGCTAGGTGAAGCACCTCAGCGTGAACGTGCCAGGCTTCGTGCCTCGTTCAAAGCTCAGCGCGAGCAAGCAAACGCCAACCGCCCTCCTCAGAAGGCACCTCCGCGTGCCAAGGCACGGCCTCGGCCTAAGGGCCAGAACCGGCCTAAGGGCGGAGGCGGGGGATCGATGAGCTTCAACGCTTTCAATCCAGCCCCCATGCCCCTGGCGTTCTCAGTAGGGCGTGCAACGAGACTGCAAGGTCTCAGCCGCCATGAGGTGAACACCACTACGGGGTCGATTACGGGGCAGGACTATTCGGTCGCCATCTTTAACGGAGTGCCTGGGCATTACGTTGGCAAAGTTTACGACGTCAACTCCTCGGGGGGCAACTTCGGGCTCGCTGCCAATTTCACCATGGAAGCGGCAGGGTTCGTGACAGCGCCACAAGCCACTGGCACACGGCCTGATACGGCTATGTGCTCGAAGCTGTCAGTGCGCATCCGCAACATCTCCAAAGCTGTAGATGTGGCGGGTGTCGTGCGCGTGATGAACGTCGCCGCGGGGATCAATGTGACTGGGCCTGAGCTCATTAACTTGATCCACTACGTGAACGATCATCCCAGAACGCGCACGTTCGGAGCGTCTGAGTTGCGTATATCTCGACAATTCGACACACACCCCGTGGATCAGGCGAAGTATCACACTTTTGTGTCTCCGGGACTCACGGGCGCAGAGTGGGACGATGCCATCAAAGACCCAGCGATGTCTTCAATCGTTATGCTTTTCCCGACTATCTTGGGGAACCACTACGAGATCACGCTCAACGCCCATTACTATGGGCGCTACCGGATCACTGGACCTCTCGCGAACATGGCATCCCATCCAGCCACCGCCTCTCTCGACTTGCTCAACCGAGCTCGTGACGAAGCTGAGCGGCTCGGTTCCGATGGGTATACCGTGGGAGCGCGTGTCCTCAAACACGCTGAGAAGCCTTTTGGAGAGGCTGCTGGCGCCGCTGCCGGCGCAGCCCTCTTTTAGGCAACAAGATCCTCGCCTTAGACTGACTTGTCAGCCTTCTGGCGAGGGAACAACACAACACGACTTGGCTCACGCCATTAAAG